CCCGGCGCACACACCTACTCGGTCCGCTTCGGTGCAAATTCAGGATGCTATGTGCTCCGAAATGACGGAACCAATTACGGCACTCTTATTGGAGTCGCCAACACTATGACCATCAGAGAGGTACCCATCTAATGGCCGCTATTGATTTCCCCGCCTCGCCGGGTGACGGCCAGTTATTCTCGGCTGCCAACGGCATGACCTACCAGTACAAGGCATCCCAGACACTCTGGGTGCCGCTGTCGGCAATTGGACAGACATTGGCCGTCCCTGCATTCCAGGCATTTATCAACAATGCAGTAGTCTGGGCAACAGGATCGATCACCAAGGTCACTAGTTTCTTGACGCCAACTGTGAATGTCGGTAACTATTGGGATTCAGTGAATAGCCGATGGATACCCCCTGCAGGAACCTATGTGATCAGCGGACAAGGGCAAATTTCTCCCGGCGCAACTGCTGGTCTTACGTTGTATCTGTACAAGAACGGAGTTCAATACGCACAGTCATGGGAAGTTTCCGCTGCTGCTGGCTATACTTCAAGTCCCAATTTTTCCGTTGTTGTCCAAGCCAATGGCACGGATTATTTCGAGCTCTGGGCAATAGCGAGTGGTGGGCAAACAATCAACACACTAGGTAGTTTCTTTTCTGCCTATGGCGTGACGTTGGCTATGGGCAACGGTGCTGGAGGAACGCCTACTGGTGTTCTTCAGATGGTCAATGGGAAGAGCGGTGCTTTTCAGAGTGTCACCGGCGCTGCTGCTATTCCTCAAGGTCAAACGACGCCTATGACAACTTCGCAAGGCGGGCAGATCTTCAGTACTAGCATCACACCCAAGAGCGCCTCGTCGAATTTGCTCATCGAAGCCTTGATCAACTACAGTCCAAGCGCTGGGGACGCCTTTACGGTTGGCTTGTTCCGCGATGCTGGGACCAATGCAATCGCTGAAGGATCCTGTGCCGGTTCTACAGGTACCAGCGTGTTTCAGCTTTCGTTGTCTGCTGTAATTCCCAGTAGCGCCGCAGCGGCTACGACCTTCAAGTTGCGCATGGGAGGCAACGGCGGGACCAGCTTTGCTGTCAATGGTATCTGGGGTGCTTCTCTGCCGACGGGTGGCGGAACAATGTTCTCCGGTATGACCATTACTGAGATACTTTGACAAAGGAAAGGGCGGTCCTCCCGAACCGCCCTTCTTTGGAGCTAGAGCTCGTCGAACCCACTATACTCTAGCAGGCTTTGGAACCCGACTGACAGTGCTTCCATCAACGTATCGCACTGGATGCGCTCGTTAGAGCACACCCACCTTTCCCCTACAAGCCAGCACTCACTCCATACATCGCTGGGCTTGCTCTCCCTATCTAACAACTCGATCCGGTAGGTCGGATATTTGTTGCCGTCTTGGACTTGAACGCCACGGTCTGTTACCTCATATCTTAAAGCAGTTTCTTGTCCAGCTGGGTCCATTGTTTTATCCGCTTGGTTGGAGTACACTTGGCCCGGCTCGCACCGGGCAGCGGTATTGTACCGCGCCATACCTGGGAATTATATAGGAGCTTACGATGAGTCTCGCACCAATTCCTGTGGGAGACGGACCGGGTCTGGGAACCTTCTCAACTCTCGGTACCGCATTCAGTCAGATCTTGTTGGCGGAGGATATCCAACCCGGAACATCCCCGTCGTACCAGACATGCAAACTGATCTACGAATTCCATCCCTTGGGCGCCAAGATGGTGGAAAAGCCGGTCCGCATTGCCATGTCTCAGAATAGGAATATCATCGTGCCGGATGGCCCCGGCGAGGAATGCCAGAAGGCATTCTGGAAGGAGTGGACCAACCTCGGATGCAATCGCGCCATCTTCGCGACCCGAGTACAGAGCAAGGTCTATGGCATCTGCTCGATGGCTCTGCAAGTTGCCGAAGAGGATAACGAGAAGCCGATCATGATTGATCGGATCTGGAAACAGGCTGTGCGTCTGCAGGTCTATGATCCGTTGAATACGGCGGGTAGCTTGACGCTGGATCAGGATCCGCGCTCGTTTGACTTCCAGCATGCCACTGAGATCACAGTTGCGGGTTCGACCTTCCACAGGTCCAAGGCTCGAGTTGTGATGAACGAATTTCCGATCTACATCTCCTGGACCCCGTCTGCCTATGGCTTCACAGGCCGCTCGGTGTACCAGCGCAGCCTCTACCCACTGAAGTCCTTTCTCCAGACCATGGTCACCAACGACATGATCGCAGTGAAGGCGGGTACGATCATCGCGAAGTTCAAGCAAGCCGGATCCGTCATTACGAACACTATGCTGGCGATGTTCAACGTCAAGCGTGGTGTGATCAAGATGGCGCGCACCGGCAACGTGGTCAGCATCGGCACCGAAGAAGCAGTCGAGTCTATTGATCTCAAGAATATCTCAGAACCGTTTGGCCTCGCGCGCAAGAACATAGTCGAGGACATCGCGGCTGGCGCTCCGATGCCTGCCCAGATGCTAACGGACGAGTCCTTTGCGCAGGGCTTCGCAGACGGCACCGAGGATGCGAAGGAGCAGGCGCGCTACATCAATTCAGAGCGAGAGGCGATGCAGCCGCTCTACGACTTCCTCGATCCGATCGTCATGCGTCGTGCATGGAACCCCGAGTGGTACAAGGATATCCAAGCAAGGTATCCGAAGGACTTTGGCTCTCTGGACTACGACGTTGCCTTTATGAAATTCAAGGACAGCTTCTCGGCAACTTGGCCGGAACTGCTGCAGGAGCCCGAGTCCGATCGTATCCTGATTGCCGAGACGAAGCTCAAGGCTCTGATCGCGATGTTCCAAGTCTTCCTGCCGAAGCTGGACAACGACAATCTCGTGATCGTGGCGAAGTGGGTGCAGGACAACATCAACGAGATGCGAGAGCTGTTCGGCAATCCACTTGCGCTCAATATGAATAAGTTGAAAAACTTCACTGAACCGGGGCTGGATGTCGATGGTCAGCCTCTCGAGCCTGTGAAGAAACAGCATCCGTGGTCGGCGGCCGATTCCGCCAACGACGCAATCATCCTGCTGAGCGAAGCGGCCGAAAGCCTGCGACGCCAGAAGGACGAACGCAATGCCCGAATTGCAGAGCGGCGTGAAAGGAAGGTCTGATGTACATCTATCCTTTTGCCGAACAGATGCTGAACGGAGGATTGGGGACTGCTCCCAATTGGTCCTATGATTTCAAGAGCGGTGTGCTCCCCTCGGGATCCACCTTTACGAGAGGTTCAACCGCAACCTATATCAATTCGTCAGGTCTTGTTGCGACCGCCGGTGTTAATGTCGCCCGGTTTGAGTATGACCCTATCACGCTCGCGCCTCTTGGATACACTGACGAAATGCAGAGCACCAATACGGCTCTGCATTCTCAGGACTCCTCGGGCTGGACACCTGCAGCCGTGACTCTTACCAACAACGATGCTGTGGCCCCGGACGGCACCACCACTGCGATGACAATGGTGGTGAGTGCCACAACGGCTCTTCACCAGATCGGTTCCGTTACGTCCTTCAGCTATACCTCTGGAGACGTTCGTGGCTGTTCGTGTTTCGCCAAGGAAATCCCAACCACATGGTCGTCAACTTCTAAGAACGCTCGTGTGGTTCTCTCAAACAATAGTTTGACAGCAACGTCGAGCGCTCAAGGTATTGCTGAGACCGGCTTCGGGACAGTCGCTATCGGAGTCGCCACCGGGCAGAAACGCTATTGGGAAGTAACAGTCAACAATGTTCATTCGACCGGCGAGACTATTGCAGTCGGTGTCTGTAATGCATCACAGAGCGTAGCTGACGGTGGATTCCTGGGCAGTGCTGGGGGCACGGGTATCGGTTGGTGGAATAGCTCGAATGTCTATTTCAACGGTTCTGTTGTCACAACGGTTCAGTCCTACACCGTTGGCGATGTCCTGTGCTTTGCCGTCGATTATGATGCTAAGAAGATGTGGTTCCGGAAAAACAATGGTCTGTGGAATAATGCAGGAGGGCAAGATCCTGCAACAGGGACTGGTGGCATCGACATCAGCGCAATCACCGGCACCGTATTCCCAGCCTACACATTCGTAGATAATGGAGCTCCTGCAGGACAATTCACTGCCAATTTCGGAGCTACGACGTTTGCGCAGACAATACCGAGTGGCTTCTCGAGCTTCAGCGGTCAATGGATACAGTTTACTTTCGGTGGAAACTCAGGATTCAATTTCCAACCTTCTACAGGTACGATTGGATCATCGCTTACGGGTACGCAATCGGCTGTTGCAGTTCGTCAACTTCTGAATGGATGGTGGCGCATCTGGTTCAATTTCACAGCCACTGCGACAACCTCTTCTACTATGGCTGTCAATTTTGTTTCTAACAGTAATTCTACTTCTGCGCCTTCTTATGCAGGTAATGGAACTTCTAAGATCGCTGTCTGGGGATTCCAATTTGAGAGCGCCGGTGCGGGTGTCACTTCATATATTCCAACGACAACTGCTGCAGTCACAAGATCGGCGGATAATCTAGCCCTCCCACTTGCTTCGGTTACAGGCTGGAATCCAAACGCTGGAGGTGTGCTGGTATCGGCATTCCGCATGAGTACACTCAAAACAGGCATCCAGCAAGATCCGGTCTATATTTCGGATGGCGGTTCCAACAACATTGACTGCCGTGCGCAATCTGGAACGCAGGCCGGACAGGTCTTCGGTCTCATCATGCGCTCGACGGCAATCCAGATAAATCTCGGTGCAAATTCGCCTAACATCCTCTCAGCTCCCATATTCCAGAGACGCAAAGGTGCATGGGGCTGGGGGACAAGCGAGGGTCAGATCGCCGCCGATGGCGGAGGTCTCAACACGTCAAGCGGTGCATACGTGCTCCCAGTTGGTATGACAACGATGAACATTGGTGGAATCGCAGGCAATTCTCTCAATGGTACGGTGGAAACTCTTGAATACTATATGGGAGCTAGATCAGACAGCTTTGTGGTAAGTCGAACAATTTGATTGGAGCGAGTCTATGGCACTTCAACCTTACAATGCGCGGGCTCTTGC